CCATTCCGATCGGAATGTCAGTCACACTAGATCAGAATGTGACGTATGCTCTACCTGCCAAGCCTGTCTACTTACAGACTGTTCAAGGAGGTACACAACATTCACCAGATGGTGTAAATTGGTTCAGTACTGCTAGCGGTACTGTATTGGCATCTAAGTTTCTCAGATCAACTATCGTTGGAAGTACTGTATTGTTACTTTCAGCAGATAAAGCACCCGGATCGGATACTGTCAGTGGATCTGGTTCATTCCAGAACTTCATTGCAGTTGGAGCTAATCCTGCTCAGTCTGGGGCTATTAGACTAGCTAACGGGGGAGATATTAGAGTTAAATATTCCGATGGAAATGATTATCATTTACTAGGTTTCATAGGAAATGCTCCTAGATTAGGTAACGCTTCTTTCGGTACTTATATTGATGCTAATCAAACTATAAATATGATTAAAGATGTAGCAATAGGAACCAACCCAGCCCAATCAGGTGCTATTAGGTTGGCTAATAATCAACATATAATGATGAGGAATGGAGCTAATACAGGAGATCTTAGATTAGCCTCTTCATTTGGTAATAGAATATATCTAGGTGGAGGCGGTGAAGATGGAATAACTATGGCTGGTCCTATGTTTGATATTCAAGGATCATACATCACCCTGGGAGAAAGAGTTACTCCAACAGCTCCAGCAGCAAATTGTGCTCAGTTTTGGATTCAAGACAACGGAGCAGGTAAGACTCAACTAATGGTTCAATTCAATACTGGTGGACCAATTCAACTTGCTATTCAGCCCTAATCAGAGAGATGTGGTTCATTCTAGTCATTGCATTAACTCAATCGAGTCCAATGCATGTGTTATGGAACATGAATCCTGACGATGATGATGTTTCATTCTATTCAGTCAAACTAGACAATAAACTAATTCATACAGTCACTTCAGATAATTGTGATGCCGTGATTCGGACGTGTTCAGCTCCGATCATCATATCAGATACTCGAAGTCATTCAATCAGTGTCACGGCGACTAATCAGTTCGGAACATCGAAACCTACTACGATTAAGTTCAGGTTAGAAAAGGAGTCAGGAAAATGATGATGCCCGGTAGAGGAATGGGAATAGGACAACCTAATGGATTGGGGGGAGTTCCACGCGCGCGTCCGATGCAACAACCTAATCAGATGGGACAAGGTATCGGGCCGTCATCAATTCCGATGCAACAGATGCCTGAAATGCCTCCACCACAAGTGGGAGCACCAATGGGCCAGCCAATGAATATGCGTGCGATGGCACAACAAGCAATGCAACGTCGCCCTCAGATGAATCGTGGAATTGGACCGTCACTCGGATCTTCATATTAGTTCTAATTACAGGCCGGAGGCGTGCGTGTCTGGTATTGAAGATCCACTAAAGAAACCAAAATACAATCCGAATGAATGGCGTCCAGAGCCTAAACAGGAGCTGTTTCTATCTGTCCCTGTTTCTATTAAAGAAGCATTTTACGGTGGTGGTGCGGGTTCAGGAAAGTCAGACGTATTACTTCTGTATGGGATTGTCCACAGATGGCACGAGCATCCGAAGTTTAAACAAGTTTTCATGCGACGTACGTTTCCTGAACTTCGGAACGAGATCATTCCACGAAGCCGTGAACTATATAGAAGATTCGGAGCAACTCTAAATAAAACTGAGATGTGCTGGACATTTCCGAGAGAAGATCAGTTTGGAACAGGCACATCAACTAAGTTCGGTCCTAAAAATGAAGGATCGATGATATTTCTTGGGCATTGTGAGAATGAAGATGATGTGCATCAATATGACACTATGCAGATTAATCTCTTCACGCCCGACGAACTTACCTCCATCACTGAATGGATATATCTCTATATTGGTTTCCAGAGGGTTCGATCGCCCGTGCCAGAGTTGCCCAGTATTATACGAGCTGCAGGAATGCCGGGCGGAATTGGACACACATGGACCCATAAACGGTTCATTAAGCCGTGGCCTAAAGGCGGAAAAATCATAGTCGGACGTGGTGGAAACAAGCGGATTTACATTCATTCAACTCTTGAAGATAATCGTCATATCGACCCGACCTACCGCCAGTCACTTCAGGGTATCACTATTGAAGCTGAGCGAAAAGCTAAGTTATTCGGTGACTGGGATGCGTATCAGGGACAGGTTTTCGACGAATTTCGCGACAGAAAGTTTGAAGATGAGCCGGATAATGCTCTACACGTCATTGAACCGTTTGAAATTCCGTCATGGTGGCCTAAAATAGTCATCGGTGACTGGGGTTACGCGGCGATGACGTGGATTGGGTATGCTGCGATCTCTCCAAACAGGCGCGTATACATCTATCGTGAACAATCTTGGGTTAAAACGAAGATTGCTGAGTGGGCACCACATGTTAAACTCTATATTGATAAGGAAAATCCTCGCCTCATTAGGTTCTGTAAGAGTGCCGCGCAGGATCGGGGTCAGGAACATACTATTCAACAGCAAATCGCAGACGAATTGCAGCAATCGATCGAACTTTCTAACAACACACCCGGAAGTAGAATCGCGGGTAAGATCCTCAGTCACGAATATCTTCGGTGGCAACCGCGAGTAAAATTCGACGGGCCAATGCCGATTTATAATGAGGAATACGCGATGTGGATCATGCGAAATCGTGGTCTACCGGAATACAAAGCATACCTTAAGACATTCGATGAGCCTCTTCCTGAACAGAATCTGCCCAAACTGCAGATATTCAAGGGTTGTGATAAGTTAATCGAAGCAATTAAGGCGTGCTCATATGATAAGCCGAAAGGAAATAAACCAGCTGAGGACATCGCTGAATTCGAGGGAGATGACCCCATCGACGGACTTCGATATTTGGTTGATGCAGCTGAGTCATTTTTTGACGATGCAAATGATGAGTTCAAACGAGTTGAAAAAGAAGATCAATTAGTGAAGAAGTTAGAACAGAATCAGGATTGGACTGCGTTTTATCGGAATATGCAGAGGGTGGAGTCCAATTCCGATGAGTCTATTCGTCCCGTTAGCCGCTATCGTCACTAGCTTACGATGGGTCATGGTTTCCCTTCGTTTATATGGAATAGATAAGACAAAAGACAGAATTCTGTCCAAAAAGGAGAAGAAAATGACTACACAAGAGAGAGTTGAAGATACTTTTCGTCAGTACAGGAAGAAACAGATAGCTGAAATGCGTCCTTACATCGATGGTGAGGACATTAGTCGGATCAACGTGGGAGATGTGTCACCGAAAGTAGGTGATTTCGTGGCGCGTGATCCTGAGAATCACGATGACCAGTGGCTCGTGACAGCAGATTTCTTCAATCGGAATTACGAGCCTCTCACGTTCGACTAGCTCACAGAGTTGAGCAGAGAGACAGGACAAAGTGCCTATCGATAAACCGTACGCGTATCACAAGCCCAGTACAGAGGGATTGGCAAAGATAAATGAGTTGCGAGAACTGTTTAGTGAAGTAGACAGGAAGATCAAAGAAATCTGTCCTCCTTCACGACATCAGAGCGTCGCAATCACCAACAATGAACAGACAGCGATGTGGGCAATTAAAGCTGTAGTGTTCAACGATCCTAATTCTGAAGTGGACCCTGCATAGTGATCCAAGAAGTTCTAAGAAAGTGGTTCGGATTAGAGCCGGTTAGATGCGAAGTGTGTGAAGTCTTACGCACGCAGCTCGATGAGAGCAATCGTGAGCGTAAAGAATTACTTACACGAGTATTGAACCCTACTCAGTCTGAACCACTTCCTATCAAAGAAGAAGAGCCACAGCCGATACGACCACAGGTTATACCGTGGAAAGTTCGACAGCAGATGCTCGAATCAGAAGATAGGAAGAAAGCTCAGTTAATGCGAGATAAGAAGAAAGAAATAGACGAATTAGAGAAAGAATTAGGAATAGATCAGGATAAAGAGCCTCTCGTAGTCAGACTACCGAACACAGAGACAGAAGATGCCAGCCAAATCCGGTAAACAATATCGGCTAATGCAAGCAGCCGCGCATGGCAATCTAAAGAAGAGAGGGGAAAAGATTGGACCCTCATCAGATGTTGCGCGTGAATTCATCGCCAAGACTCCAGCCCACAAGCGTAGTCAGTGGGCCAAAAACCGTTCAGATAAGTAAAAAGAGAGATAGGAAAATGGACATTATCAGTCTTCTGATCGTCCTAGTGATACTCGGAGTAGCTCTCTATCTGATAGAGACATATATTCCGATGAGTCCTCCTATCAGAACAATCATTCGAGTCGTTGTGGTTCTATTCATCGTGATCTGGTTACTCAGATTCCTCGGAATCGGCACATCACTCAGACTCCGTTAGGATAGAATCATGGGATTCCTTTCTGGATTAAAGAAAGTCGGTAAAATAGCCCTGAAAGCCGCACCAATAGCGGCTGCATTCATACCGGGTGTAGGTCCACTCGCGAGTATGGCTATTTCTGCTGGCACATCTGGACTAAGTAAGAAATTAGAAGGTGGATCGTGGAAAGATTCACTTCTATCAGCAGGAATAGGTGGAGCAGCCGGATATGCAGGTGGTAAGATACCCGGAATCGGTCCATCCACAGGCACATTAGCTAAGGTGAAGGATGTGGGCGCGGGT